CTAGCACTTACACGGCTGCTTTATCTGCGACAAGTGGTGTGCTTGATTATGACACATACCAGAATTTTATTATTACCCTAGCAAGTGGTTCAAATACTTTAGCGGCTCCTACTACTGAGGGTTCTCAGATTGGACAGACTGGAGTGATTGTATTCATTCAACCTTCATCATCTTCGGCAGGCACAGTTTCACTACATGGTGATTATGAAAGCATTAATGGTGGCGGTTTAACTTTATCTTCAACAAACAATCAGTATGATGTTGTTCCTTATTTTATAAAGGCAGACAACAGCGTCTTACTTGGCAGTCCTTCAAAGGCTTTTTCATAATGGTTAACTTTTCGTCTGAAAAATGGTTTTCTGAATCTAGTTTCTATCCTTACGAGATAGAGCAGTCTTGCCGTTTTTCTAAGGCAAATTCAGCATCTCTTAGTCGTGCGCCATCTAGCGCAGGAAATAAAAAAACATTTACATGGTCAGGTTGGGTTAAATTTTGTAATTCTGCAAGTTATAGACTGTTTGGTTCAGGCACTAGTGCGACTGAAATAACAGATTTCCACATGAATGGTTCAGATGGAACTTTAAGGTTTAGAGATAGGCAGAGTGGAGATAATCTTCGTAAAGAAACAACAGCGGCTTTAAGAGATGTAGGTGCATGGCATCACATTGTTTGTGCCGTTGATGTAACGCAAGGCTCAAACAGCAATAGAGTAAAAATTTATATTAATGGAACATTACAGACGGCATTTGATACTGACGATACTTTTGTAAACAGAAACACTTACATCAATCGCACTGGTGGAAATGGAATGGTCTTAGGAAAAAGGGCTTATGATAGTGCAAGTCTTCTTGATGGCTATATGGCAGAGGTGCATTTTATAGATGGCACACAATTAACAGCAGATTCATTTGGAGAAACTAAAGAAGGTGTGTGGGTTGCAAAAGCATATACTGGGTCTTACGGAACTAATGGATTTTATTTAAAGTTTGACCAAACTGGAACTGGCACAGCGTCAGCATCAACGATTGGAGCAGACAGTTCTGGAAATAATAATCATTTTACAACATCAGGATTTGCATCTATTGATAGTAATAGAACTGACAGCCCAACAAATAATTTTGCAACATGGAATGCGGCTTGGGCGTATTCAAGCACATACGCAACAACTGGAACATTACTTAATGGGGCATTGGCATTATCTTCTTCTGGTTCAGCAACATCAGCATGGTCAACCTTTCTCCTCCCATCTAGTGGAAAATACTATGTGGAAATGCGTACTTCAAGTACAGTCAGTTCAAATTTTGTGTGTGGAGTTATGTCAACTGATGGCAATGTTAATAGAAGTGTTTTATTCCAGACTGATGGAACTATTGACCTTGATAATGCTCAAAACCAATCAGGATTAGCTAGTTGGGTAGATGGTAATACTGTGGGCATTCTCCTTAACATGGATGGAGGGTCATCAGGATTTGGGGAAATAGCATTTTATCTTCAAAACTCAGCATATGGAAATGCTGTTTCAATTTCATCTGCGACATCACCATATGCTTTAATGACCTATGGGCAGACTTATGTAGATTTAAGAACAGACGAAAGAGATTTTGCATATTCTATTCCAGATGGGTATTCAACTTTATCAACAGCTAATTTGCCAGAGCCAACAATAAGTCCTTTGAATGGTGACCAACCATCAGACTATTTTAATACAGTGTTATATAGTGGTAATGATTCAACAAATGCAATTACTGGTGTTAATTTTCAACCAGATTTGGTTTGGTTAAAAAGAAGAAGTGGTACTAATGCACATCAACTTTATGATGCTATAAGAGGTGCAGGAAAAGTTTTACACCCTAATACTAACGATGGGGAAGCTGATGAAACAGCATTTAACAGTTTTGATACTGATGGTTTTGAAGTTGATGGTGGTTCAAATTCACATAATGCAAGTGGAGAAACCTATGTTGCGTGGAATTGGTTAGCAGGGAACGGTACAACTACAAATGACGCAAGTTCAACAGGTGTAGGTTCAACAGATAGTGTGTACTCAGTAAACACAACGGCGAAATGCAGTATTGTGACCTATACTGGTACTGGTTCAGCAACTACGATTGCTCATGGTTTAGGAGCAAAACCAAACACAATCTGGATTAAAAGACGGACTGTTGCAGATTATGGTAACTGGTCAATATATGTGGATTCGCCAAATATGGGAGCAGGAAAATCTATTTATTTTGATTTAAATAATGCGGCAGGAACATCAAGTAGTATGATGAATGACACAGAACCCACAAGTAGCGTATTCACAGTAAATACGTCATCTGGAACAAATACAAATACACATGAATATGTTGCGTTTTGTTTTTCAAATGTTGAAGGCTATTCAAAGTTTGGAGAATATGCTGGCAATGCGAGTGCAGAAGGACCTTTTGTTTATACTGGTTTTCGCCCTGCGTGGATTCTTTTAAAAAATGTGGCAGATGCTGAATGGTGGTCACTTTTTGATAATAAAAGGCTTGGGTATAATGAAGTTAACTCAATTCTTTCTCCTAATGATACCAACCAAGAATATGCCGCAGGAGGTGGTGGTATAGATATACTTTCAAACGGATTTAAAATTAGAGGTACATCAGGAAATTTTAATGGGTCTGGTGATGCTCATATCTACATGGCATTCGCTGAAATGCCTTTTAAGTACGCAAACGGAAGATGATAGGAGGATATAATGGTCTGGAAATATAAATCGCGAGAGATATCAGGTGGAAGACCTTGGAAGGATGATAATGGCTTTACGCATCCTTACAACTGGATGACTTGGGATGATACTACAAAGAAAGCAAAAGGTTTAACGTGGACAGATGACCCTGCGCCCTATGACAATAAATTCTATTGGGGATATCAGGCAGATGGAAAAACTTTGATTGAAAGAAAAATAGCTGATGAAGATGCCGTAGATGAGGACGGAAATAAAATAAAAGATGATGACGGAAATCAAGTTATTAATGAAGGATTAAAAACTATCTGGGTTCGCAAAACAAAAGAGTCAGCTAACGGCAGGCTTCAAGATACTGATTGGTATGTTACCAGAAAAGCAGAGGCAGGAACGGCAATTCCTAATGGAACTTCTACCTATAGAACAGCAGTAAGAACGGCATCAAAAACGATTGAAGATAAAATAAATGGGTGTTCTAATTTATCTGCTTTCAAAGCATTATTTGATACACCACTTGATAGTAATGGAAACCCTACTGGCAACGCTCCAATATATGATTGGCCGAAGAGTGAGTAAGCCAACTTTAACCTCTGTCACAGAACAACTTCATTCCCTTGATACACGTTCGCATCGCCTCGAAGTTCAGACAACTATTCAGTTCAAAGATCTTTTTAATCGTGTTAAGCGTCTTGAAACTATCTTTATTTCTGTTGCTGCTACAATTATTGTTATTCTTTTAGGAATAGCATTTAACCTCTAAACAAACTTAAAATTTATTAATCGGACATATATTACCGAGCCTCAGAGGCTGCCGATTTACCAGGTGATATTATGGATCCAATGACATTATTCGCTGCGGTGACGAGTTCATTTCAGATCGTAAAAAAGTTAGTAAACGCAGGGAAAGAATTTGAGGATGTTTCACTCCAGATAGGCAAATGGATGGGTGCCTGCGCTGACCTTGAACATCAGCATAAAAAACTAAAAAACCCTACCCTCTTAACTAGACTGAAAAAAGGAAAATCTATTCAAGAGGAAGCCTTCCAGTTGGTTCAACATAAGGCAACTATTGAGAAGCAAAGAGATGAATTGCAACATCATATTATCTGGACACTTGGGTTAGGTCAGAAGGGCTGGAACGCACTTTTAGAAACGGAACGCAGTATCAGAATTGCTAGGAAAAAGGAAAAGTTCGATCGTGAAGCAAGGATGGAAAAAATACAATTTGTGGTTATACTCACTGTCGTTGGTGTTGTGGGTGTGTGTCTACTCATTGGTCTTGCCTACGGCCTCAAAATCATCGACAGTAGATGAAAATACTATCTGTAGATTACACCGCGTGGCGGTGCTAATTAGGAACCCTGGAGCGCATCAAACTCGCGATGTATTGTGTATATACTACGGCTCCAAAAACACCGTTGAAACGGCTATAATTCAGTACTCACCAAGGCACCGTTGCCAGGTCGAATATTCATGTAAAGTGAACCCCTCTCCCACTAGAAAAGCAATCCAAGAAATTATAAATGAGTTTGAGGAAAATGGCTAAAAAATTACAAGAAGATAGTGTCCTAGATCCCTATGATTTTGACGGGGATGGAGTAGTGACAGATGCTGAAATTGACAAGGCAAAAGAGATCCGTGAGTTCGAAGATCAGAGCAGAAAACATCTGGCTCAATTAAGACTTGCCAGGTATTCATTAATAGCAATCGCAATTTATACTCTGTTACTTTTCATGCCATTTGTCTCAGACGAGAGAATAGAATTGCTCACCAGTATTTCAGATTTATTTTACATTTCACTCTGTTCGGTGGTGGGTGCCTATATGGGATTTACTTCTTGGGCAACTAGAAACGGGAAGTCGTAATGTTATCACTTCTAGGATCTGCATTAGGGTTTGGCACAAGCATAATTCCGAGTGTCATTGATCTCTTCAAACAGAGGCAACAAGACAAACAAGAACTCGCAATGCTCCAGGCAAAGGCTCGTTATGCGACACAATTATCTGAACTAAAGATAGATGAGTTAAGGTCTAAAAGCGACATCTCTGAAATAGAAGGAATTCATAAAAGCCAGGTGGCAGCAGTCAGCAATTCAACTTTCGCAGCTGCTCTATCAGGGTCAGTCAGACCAATCGTAACTTACTTGTTCGTAGGCATATTTCTCACAGTAAAGATCACCGCCCTGGTAACCTCAATGAAGGCAGGCCAAACCTTGAATGACGCAATGCCAATCATCTGGGACCAGGATACTCAAATTCTGTTTAGTGGGATTATTAGTTTCTGGTTTGGGCATAGAGCCTTCGAAAAACTTAGGCAAAGGAAAGGATAAAAAATGGACATAGAGAAGCTGCGTGAGCAACTCAAAATTGATGAGGGTGTAGAGCATGAAATCTATAAAGATTCGCTTGGTTTAAAAACTTGTGGAATCGGTCACTTATGTGTCGATGGTGAGCCAGAATTTGATATGGATTTTGGTGAAGAAATCTCTGATGAAAGGGTCAATGAACTCTTCGAAAAAGATGTCGAAATTATGATCGAAGAGTGTGAGAAATTATATCCATATTTTGGGGAACTTCCAGAAGAGGCACAACAGATTATTGCTAATATGATGTTCAACATGGGAAGGCCCAGATTGTCGAAATTTAAGATGATGAAAGCCGCAGTTGACAACAGAGATTGGAAGGAAGCGGCAAAGCAAATGAAGAACTCAAAGTGGTACGTCCAAGTCAAAAATCGGGCAGACAGATTAGTTAACCGAATGGAAGGAATTCAATGATGCCAATGGTTAATGGTAAAAAATATTCATATTCTAAGGCAGGCAAAGCCGCTGCAAAAAAGGCAGCTGCAAAGACGGGCAAGAAGGTTCAAATGGGTTCAAAGAAAAAGTCATTGATGAAGACTTATCGTTGACTTTGAAAGTCAAGGTAAAAGCAGAGAATCGTGGTCCAGGTTTGGTCCAGGTTTGAATTGATTTGAGTGGAATTGAGTAGTTTTCCGATGTGCTGAAATCCTTTAAAAATAGCTGAAATGTCTGAATTAATGCTCCAGCAACAGATTTTGAATCCGCTGCGTCTACCATTCCGCCACTTGGGCATACTTTCGTAAGCCCTTATAATCTATAGATATTTCTGATTAGAGTGCAATACCCCTCTCCTCATTTTTTTGATTTGGTCCAGTTTTTGGTCCAGTTTTTCTGGACCATCTATTGAATTATTGATTATTCCACACTATATTATTGACTATAAGAGTTAATTAATTGGAAGGACCCTTTTCT